GGATAGTAGCCCGTGGTGTTGGTGATGGCGCTGGGTACCGTCCCATAGTACATCCCAAACACCAAGAGGGCGCTCACGCTCAAGTCAATCTCCCTAGGGAGTGGCTCGGCTAATATTGCGGTTGTGCCAACCATCCTCACCACGGTCACTGAGTAAATACAATCACCATCAGTCACGAGGAAGGCTTTGACCTGATCAGCTTGGAGGGCGCTCGCTTGTGAATTAACCGTCAAGGTTCGGCGGTCATTGGCAATAGCTGAAACGGTGGCGTCTACTCTTGTCTGTGTAAGAGTTACAGGCGAGGAGCTCCCCACCGTCAAAGAAGGGGAGCCGCTCAAGGGTCCCGGCGCCACCCACTCAAACACCTTGGTTTCTCCTGTCACGATCTTAATCATCACGCCCCTCCTGTGTTTGCTTCGGTGATATCTTTACTGGTCGCATAAGGCAGCCCAGCCGCCTCCACAAAGCCCTCAGTCACTGGGCTCCAACTATGCCGACAATTATAGCCGCCGCCGCTTGTAAGTACAGGCAAGCCTTGACCGTTGTTAAGGCGATTGATTTGCTGTTTGTGCGCCACCTTACCAATAAGGGGCTTGCAAAAGTCGCGGGTGATTCCGTCCCTTGGTCCTGTATATAGATATAGGTCAAGGTCATACTCTTCCGCTACTTTGGCGGTGATAGAGCGCCCATACTTGGCGAGCTCTGTTCTTACTACTGTAATCTCACGCCCCTCAGCTTGCTCAAGCCGTTGGCTCAAGGCGGTCATGGCTCGATTAACAGGAACTCCAACGCTAATCCCCTGAAGGGCTGTTCTAACACCTGCTAGCGCATTTGGGAGTATTGTATCTTGGAAGACACTATCAGCCGCCGCCAACCCTAACGACTCAAGGTCTGGGACGTCTGCAATTGAGGCGCCTGAGATAATCACTTGTAAAGTGTCAAGGGCGCTCTTAGTTATGGCTTCTTGAGCGTCTATAAAGTCCTCAATAGCCAAGCCCAACCCTCCCCTCAAGATAAACTCAGCGAGCTCGTCACGACTGAGGAGAAGGAGTTGGTCAGATGAAGTGAGGTCAAGCGCCGCCTTCAAGTTGGAGATCATCTCACGTCTTGAGCGGGCGAGCGCTCGCCTCATCTTTGTCTCAGCGCTAACCTCAGCGGTCAGCTCTGAGATTTTAGCTTTAGTCAGCTCATAAAGTGGACCGCTTTGGCTCGCCAATTGTTTGGTGAGGTCATCGATAGCCTTCTTGTCGGCGTCGACTCTCTCAGCAAACAACGTGGGGTGAGGGCGTCCACATGAGCAAAGCATAAGACCCTATAGACAGTCTGTTAGGACAAAGCCAAGGTTCCCGTCAATGACTTGGAACTTGTGAGACTCATCAGCCCAAACGTTACGGCGGGTGAGGTCAAGCGCGTCATACTGACCCGCTCTAACGTCCTCAAATACCATGTTAGCCGCCGCAATTGGCATCATGCGAACACCTGAGCGGCTTTGGATGGCGTCAGCGCCGTGGAGGATACCCATGAAGATACTGTCACCTGTCCAAATGTAGCTCTCTGAGCTCGCGAGCCCCGGCGCCGCTGTATCCTGACGAGCTGCACCAACCAAGATGTTAGGGATGCCAAGGATGTCACGAAGTACATTGATGATAGCCTCATCATTGAGGACAAGGCGACCGCCACCCGCTACACCCTGGGAGCTGTCCCCAAAGTATCCACGGAGCTCACCTGAGCGACCAAGAGCGCGGAAGACCTGACGACCTAGAATGAGGGTGTCAGCGTTGAGCCCGTGAGCGTTCTCAAAGATTACGTCCTTGAGCTGGTCAAGGTAGCTGAGAGGCTCAGCGCCCGCTACGTCAAACTTGCTACCAAACTGAGCGGTTGAGGTGGCTGTGTTGAAGTTTGCGCCATCAAAGAGGACGTCAGCGGCTCGCTTCTCTTTGGCAAGCTTCATGACTCGAGCGACCTTCTTTACAATTCGCGCTTCCTCAGAACCGGGATACTGTGAATCAACAATATCCTCCATAGCGATACCGTCCTCTGCTGAGTAGATATCACACTTGTATGTGAGTCTTGAGCGGTCAAAGCCACCAATTCGAGCGCGTGAAGCGCCGGGAGCTCGCTCAAGGTCAAGCCCTGCACCCGCGCCCATGAAGTTGCGTGAAGTCTCAAGTAAGAGAATGCCTGAGCGCTGAGGAACGCGAACGTTCTCACAGACCTTATCAGCAATGAGTTGGTTATCACTAGGGACCGCTTCAGCAACTAAGCCACTGAGGATCTCATCAACTGGGTGGATATTACGATATGAACTAGCCATTTAGATCACCTCCTATTAAGCGAGTGGAGCAAGACCACGGCTGAAGCAAATCAAGATTTGCTCATTAGCTGAGGCGGTCAGTTGGTTGATGTTTGGAACAGTGAAGCCCACTGGGTAGTGAGTTGACGCCGCCGCCTGAACCTCGCCATCTGTTGTCACACTGAGGACGGTATCAGAGGTGAGGGTCAGGGAACCTGAAGCGATGACGCGGGTGAGCCCACTGATAACAACGTCAACAGGGTCGCCCGCCTCAGCGGCGCGTTGAGCTACACCAATGATGGTGTTAGCTGTTGGTGTGGAAGCCACTGCAACCTTGCCCGCGCTGTCGATAGCGACTAACGCGAACTCAGTGACCGCAGAAGCACAAATGAACGATTGAACGATCTGATTCATGTCAGTCTCCTAGTTGAAAACACTGTTGTATTGATCTGGGTTTTGCTCTCGGTAGAGGTTGAGAGCCTCAGAGAAGGTGAGGCTTTTCTCTGTTGCGAGCGCCTTGACCTTCTCAGCGAGTGTTGCCTTGTTGAGCTCCTCACCACTAGCACCGTGTCCGACCTCATTGAGAGGGACCGCGCTAGACGCTGGGCGCTCGCTGAACATCCTCCAAAACTCAGGCATGTTCTCACGAACGTCCCAAGCTTTAGCCGCCGCGCTCTCCTCAGCGGGTGATACCTTGCCCTCACGGAGAAGGGCGCTGACCGCCTCACGGCGCTCGACCTCACGCTTCTCAGTCTCGATGACCTCAAGGCGCTCATTGAGCTTTTGATTCTGAGCGCGTAACTGCATGACCTCGCTCAAGAGGTTAGCGTCAGTGATCTTCTCACTGAGTTGAGCGGGCTCGCTCATCTTGCGCTCCTTGTCATAGCCTGAGCCCATAGCCTCAGCCTTGGTCTCCTCTTCCTCCTCAAGCTTTGACTCTTCAGCCATCTCCTCAGCCTCAAGCTCACCTGATAGGCTCGCCTCGGCTTCTGACTTCATATCTTTAATCTTTTGCTCAAGCTCTTTAACCATCGCGTCCTTAGCGGCGAGCGCGGCTTTGAGCTCATCAGCGGACATATTCTCAAAGTCCATGAGTTTCTCTCTTTCCGATAAAGTGACCCGATCAATCTTGGAGTGTGATTGAGCTGGGCGTGGAGTTAGTGTGATAGCGAGGAGCTGAGCATCGCCCACCTTGTCACCACCATCACGGGTGAAGATTTCGCCGTGTAGATACTCAGGGGAGCTCCACAGGACGCCGCCCGCATCTTGAACGACCTTAAGACCTCGCTCATTGTATGCGGGTATTGCATAAAGCCCATCATCTCTGAGCTCTAAGTCTACGATCATCCCCAGGGCGTTTCCGCTCTCAGGAGGTGCAGGTGTTCCGCTTTGATAGGGTGAGGTCGCGTGCTGCCAGTCAATGATGACAGGATCATCTTCACGGCGCTCTCTATAGACTCTCACCATCTCCTCAAGTAGCTCTTGAGATACAGGAGCGCCTATAGCCTCCCCACTCATGCGTGAGCTCACCTGACCAAGCGCTAGGGTTTTAAAGGCTTTTCCAATGGTCAGCCCTTCAGGTACATCATAGGACGCCTCAAAGCTTAATTGTACCGCCTCACCATAAGCCCTGAGCGCCGCCTTCTTATCAGCCGCGTTCATTTGGTTCACCACCTTCTTTGCCCATGTATAGCCAGCATCACCGCCCCATCCGTCCCAAGCTTGGCGCCCCTTGCCGTATTCGTCCCAAGTCGAGCCCTGCTTATCCACTTCATGGCGCGTGAAGTAGGCGAGCATACGCCTGACAGTTTGAGGGGATAGAGTCACGCCGTTGATGAGGTCACGCGCTCGCGCTATTCCTACCGGCGTCATCCCTCTTTGGCTTTGAGGCTTTTGAGCTCGCCTCCTGAGCGCCCGCTCGGCTGCCTTCTGAGCGCCTTGAGGGGGCTTGAAGTCAATGTGACTGTACTTCTTAGGAGCGAGTAAAGCCGCCTCATTCTTTGCTTCTGTCTTCTGAGGGTGACCGCTAGGGAGCAAGTCAAGGTCACCTGTGTAAGCTTCCTTACGCTCGCCTGTACCCACCAACTTGAGGAAGGCTTTGACGCGACCATAAGCCCATTGATTCCTAGTCATTCCGGGGCGGTGGCTCACAGAGAACGCACCCGCGCCACGTCTAAAGACCGCCTTGAGTGACCCTAGGTCAACCTTCTTAGACTTGGCTTTATATCGGTCATTGTGCTTATCAACCATCCCCTGAAGACCGCGCTCAACCGCCTCAGTGATTTCAATCCCCCCGCGCTTGCCTGAAGCTGACCCCTTGGGGTTGGTCTTACTGCCTTTGATTTGGTCACGCTTTGGGGCGGGCGTTTGGGCTTTAGTCCTTGCCATTCTCACGCCTCCTCCTGATAGCCGCTTCAGCGAGCGCCGCTACACCTCCACCACTAGCGGCGCTGACGGTTCTCTCTAGAGCTGATCTCTGTGCCTCTTCGGGTAGATCGCCAGCCCCTAGACGTTCCCTTATGGCTCGCTCTAGATCGTTGTCGGGTGTTAGTAGCCCTGAAGTGACGAGCTGTGGAAGCATCCCTAAAGACTCGGCTAGGTCGTCTGTGTCTAAACCTGTATGAACCAAGCGCGGTAATTTTGAAGGGTCTATTGGTCCATAATTCCATCTGATCAATCTCCCAATTGTGCCACCGCCCCGGCGGTCAACGCCGCTCACGGCTGACGCCACTAGATCACACAGATTGATAGCCGCCCGCCTAAACACTGTGAGGTGTACTTCACCAACTGAGCGCGAGCCGGTGGCAGATATGCCAAGGTTTGCGAACTGAGTTAGGAAGGCTTGACTGATTTGGTTGTCACACTCACGGATGATATCAAGAGGACCTTGAGCATATAGATTGGGCGCGGCGGCGTATTGGTCAAAGCTCACCACGGGGTTGTCTACTAGATAGCTCTGTTGGGCGCTCAAGAAGGCTTGAGCTTGCGCTTCAGCGTCATCAATCATTGCGTTGATATCGCTATCAGTCAGCCCGTGCATATCAGCCACTGAACGGTCGACCTTCACGCGAGGAGTAGGAACCGCCCAGCGGTCAGCACCCACACACATGAGGTTTGAGATTCTCTGCTTAGTACGCCACCACCACCAAACAGGTCGAAGCATCCCTGAGCCCTCAAAGTTTGAGCCGGTACGGTTCAAGGTGAGGAGGAGGAGCTTGTTGGATGGGATGGGCTCAGGAACTTTACCCACCCCTACAACGTGCTGTTGTACACCATCAAGCTTTTGATTGTCGCGTGACAACCACTTCAGATGAGCTGAGGGCTCGCGGTCGGCGTAGAGGTCAAGCCAAACCTTCACCTTGCCGTCATAGTCAGGTCCAACCTTGTAAATCTCTTCAGCGTAGCGATACCCCAAGGGCACAAACTCAAAGAGATAGCTTAGTTGCTCCTCCCAAGATTGAGACATCTGACCGGCGTAGCCATCAAAGCCCCAAGCTTCATTGGCAAAGCGGGCGAGCTCCACACAAAGCGGGTCAGTCTCATTTGCGCTCTCCCATCTCCATGTAGCAGATAAGAGCGTCTGCCTGAGCATATGCCAAGAGCGCCTGACCACTGGGTCAGTCCTTAACATATCTTCAGCTTCTCTCACCCAATTGAGCCCGGTCAACTGAGCGTTGCGCTCATAACCGCTGATCATGCCCCCGCTTAATTGGGTGCCAGTAATCCCCCTCACAGAAAAGCGAGGATGGAGCGCTCGCATATGGCGCGGCGCCTCATCTTGTTCACTCTGATAATCGAGCTTTCTCATTCAGCCCTCTATGATGTGGGGGTCAATCCTCCATCATTCGTCAGGCTAGTCCATTGCGTCAGGTCTAGTTTCATTATTAACAGCGCAAATGTCAAGGGTTGTCTCAGCCCTCGATTGACCCAAACATCTTAAATAGGAAGTGACTTCCTATTTGTCTTCGTACTTGCTGAGCTCCCTCGTGAGATACCAAAGCGCCTTCTGTAAATCCTCGCGGGCGTCACCCTTGTGACCTGAGCGTGCTACATACTTCACCACGTTACCCAAACAGAACCCAAGCCCCCAAGCCTCCACCGCGTCAATGACCTCAACGCCGCTCTCATGATGGTAATGAGGCGGGTGATCTACAGGGGAGCTCTCAAGGTCTGCTGTGAGGTCGACCCTATCAAGCGCTGGGTAAACTTGAATCTCATCGCTCATGATTTGCTCTATTGGCGATAGCTTCAACCTTGCCCTCAAGTTTGAGTAATTCGTCATGTAGGTCATCCATTCGCTCAATGATTGCCTTCTGTTCTTCCGCTTCTAACTCAAAGCGCTTAGAGGTGAACTTGTACAGCATATACATCAAGCCAACGGTCACAACCGCCACTAGATTGTTAGGGCCAACGGTCACAACCGCCACTAGGTTGTTAGGGTCAAGTACCTTCTCAATGAGAGATGGAGGGAGAGCGCTTGGGTCAGCCATTAGAAGCCCCTTGAGTTTGGAGTGATACCCGCCAGCCTTGAGCGGTCAGGTTTACGCCTTGGAGTATATGATGAACGGCTCACTTCGTCAGCCCAATAGTGAAAGATGCAATCATATCTGAGAGCGTCAAGAGGGTCTTCTCGACCATCCTTCTTTGGTTGCTCTTTATTATCCCAAGCATAGCTCAGGAGCGCCTTCCTCAAGCTGTTCCCTATAGCTCGCTCGCCCTTGTCCCAGACCTCGCGGGTGATCAAGTAGCGGTTACGGTTGAACGCTCGCTTGAGGCGCTGAACGCCGTTCAGAATGTCAGTCCTCACGGGGTCAGTGGTGTGCTTCAACTTCAGCCCAAGCCCACCCGCTCCAATCCCTTTAGCCATCTCACGGAAGGCTGAGCGCCCTGTCTGATCACTCCTAGCCTTGCCCGCTTTATCTGCACATCCTGAATCAAGCCATATCCTAGGACCGGGGGCGGAGCTCCTGAGTGAACGAGGGTAAGCCACCCTCAATATCATCTCACTGAGCTGGGTGATGGTGACCTCTTGGGGGTTAAACTCATGCACTATGACGCTCGCCTCACGCGCCTCATCATAAACGATAATCAAGACGCTCGGCTTCCTAAAGCCCCAGTCTATAGCAATCCTTCCGCTCATGTCAGGATGATATTTAAAGTCATCAATTACATGATCCTCAGAGCTAAACTCTTGATACACCAACCCGCTTGGTGGCTTTGGCTTATTCATCACCATAGCCTCACGCTCAGCCTCAGGGAGAAGCTTGGTGGCTTCAAACCATGCCTCACTCAAGTTGTTCTGATTAACGTATGAGGTGAAGAGGAGGGGGGCGATCTTGGCTTGTTCTGCCATCTGACACCACCAAGCGTCAGCGACTGGGAGACCCACCAAGATCAAGGTGGGTGATGGTCCTGACCTCAAGCGCCCTAGCGCTTTGTGAGCTACCTCAGCGCCCAAAGTTTGACACTCATCTATGAGGGCAACCCCTGAAGTCACGTTGATCCCCTCAAGTGGGTTGTGTTCAGCGCTCCTAGTGCCCGGTCTATAGTAAGAACGACAGAGGACGCTTGAGCCCGTGTGATTGTCTGTCCACTTATGAAGGGTGTGGTTGTATGTCCACCCGCGAGGAGCTAGCCACTTTTGAATCTCAGGCATTAACACGGAATTATAGCGCGGGTTCGTGTCGGTGATGAGGAGGGAGGTAGTACCGGGGCGCGTCTTACTCAGGAACCATAAGGCAAAGATGAGCGAGGAAGTCTTACCACTACCCCACCCACAACGGGCGGCTATAATGTGTTGCTTCCTCCTGATACCTGCAATGATCTCACGTTGAAGCTCATTGAGCTCAAGGGCGGGCTCAGTGCTCATCACATATCCTTGAGGTAAGCTCTGAGGGTGGGCTCATCAATTGTGAGCTGATGAGAGCGCCGCCCCTTCTTGTATCCCCTGATGACCCCCGCCTCAGCCATCAAGAGCGCCCAGTGTTGAAGCTTATAGGCGCTGACCTCAGCGGTGGCGTATCGCTTCATATAAGTCCTGATGCCAATCTCTTCCTCAGGAAAGCTCATGACAGCGAGGAGGGCGAGCTTACATTCATGAGGGAGCTTGCTGTGTGCTATGAGCTCCTCAAGGTCTTGGGTCACGTTAGGGGAGGGTGGTGACTTGCGAGGTAATGAAGCCACTGACCAAAAAAGCTGAGGGTCAGTGAAGTCACATATAGCTTTGTCAAGGTCGTTCAAGCTATGCCAGCGGGCTCGACTCATGGGGGAATCCCTTCCAACGTCACGCCCCCAAACCATCACCACCTCCCACGGCGTGGAGTAGTTGACCGCCGCCGCTTGGAAGGGGGCGCGATATATGCCAAGCGCCACCACCCACAGGGCATCCCCCTCATGAGCTATGGTTTGAAGCTTGGTGAGCTTGGGACCCATCCTGTCGAGCACCTCATCGAGTATTGACCAAATGGGGCGGCGGTCATCTATCTTAGCGTGCTTAGTCTTGACCTCTAACGCGACAACCGCCTCACCGTTCCTCTTTTGAAGTATGAGGTCGCAATACTCCCCCGGCTCAGGGAAGGCAGGGCGCCCCGCCTCTATAGGGTTCTTGGTCAGGCGATAGTTTGCCCAGTCAGCGCTCTCGATAATCGAGACCAACAAACCTTGGAAGCGCTGATGGATGCGAACCGCAGCCGCCTCCATTTGGGCTTTAGTCCAAGTAGAGGTCAGAGATGGGCGGTTGATCTGAAGTTTATTCTGTGTCATAACAATCCCGCTCTTTTGTTTGGGCTTGCCTCCCCTATGAGGGTGGGGGGGGCGGCTCATGCTTTAGTCGTCTTTGGGCTCATCTACCATCATGGCGTTAGTCTGCTCAATCATGGCGATCACTTCAGGGATACCGTCCTCTTTCTTGGCGGTTATCTCAAGCTCCTTCTTCTCACCATACTCAGCAGGGAAGCGCCGGGCTAACATCCAAGAGAGCGCCCGCCAGTCCTTATCATCACTCTGTGAAGCTGACCTCATGAGGTTGAGCTCGATTGTCCCAAAGCCCTCATCAAGAGCCTCCTCAACAAGCTCTTTAATCTCAGGGTGCTTATCCATCCAACGGTAGAGAGTTGCCTTGCTGAACTTAGATAGACCACAAGCGCCGCGTATTGATTGACCGTCCTTAATTCGCTCCAACATCTCCAAGAACCTAGGGTCCTGTGCGCGTGCGTTGATGGTCTCATCTTTAATCACTTCTCGCTGAGCCAAGCCCTTAAGCGCCTCAAGCTGTTCTTTGCTTTTCTTCTTAGCCATGATGTTTCCTCAAGTAGAGCCTCACGCTCCTAAAGCCACCCTGAATAGTATTTAAATTGACACCATAGTCACGGGCGATCTCATTCCTGTTGAGCCCCTCATCAAAGAAATGTTGAGCTGCTATCTTTTGCCCTCGCGTCTTAAAATGACTAGCCATCTCAGCCTTGAGCACCTCCCTGTCAATCTCAAAGTCCCAGCTCTTAGGGGTGCTGTTGGTTGGATGTTGGCTAGTCTTAAATATCTCAAGGTGCTTATCGTCTTTGGTCTTTTGATCCCTGAAGTGGTTGATAGCTCTGAGCTTGGTGGTGTGCATGATTGCGGCGTCAATACATCCATACATGTCTAAACGCCTCCACCCTTTATCCAAGAGATAAATGCAGGTGTCCTGATAAATATCCTGAGCATCATCAAGGCTAAGGCGAAAGACCCTCATGATTCTTGATATAGCGCGGCGCCTCATAAACACTAGGCGCTCTCCCATCTTCTCTAATTTTTCAATGTCCGTCATCCGCTTGTCCATTAGTCAGGTTATTAGTCAGCCCCACTTGTCGCTGTCAGGATGCCAAGTAGGAGCTCCCTGATTGCCTATGGCGTTGTGCTTGGGCTTGCCTGTCACAAACTCCCAAGTGTTCACGATGACGTCAACGTCTTGTTGTTTAACCCCGTCCTTTTCCCATGTGTTGGTCTTTAGCTTGCCGGTGATGGCAACGGTTGAGCCCTTGGTCACGTTGCTTATGATGCTCTCACCTGTACGCCCAAAGGCTACACAATTAAACCACTGGGTGATTTTCTCTCCACCCTTGCGGCGCTCATCAACAGCAAGGGAGAAGCTGGCGATGTTTCGCTCTTGACCTCTCGCGGCGGGGTCCTTGCCTACATTGCCAATCAAGATAATATGGTTCATTCTCTCTCCATTATTTAAGGCGGGCGAGGGTCAATGGCGTCAATTAAACATCAACCCCCGCCCTATGGGTACATACATCCAACCGTGAAAGAGGTTACATGATTGAAAACAAAATAACAACACAGGGCGGCTTTGTCTCTTTGGTCGATCACATGGGCTCACCCTTGTCAGTGGTGAACAGCGCTAGGGTGTCAATGGGTAAGCGCTCAGAGGAGATGAGTGAGAAGGATTGGAAGCTTATTGAGTACCTGTGGACCCATAAGCACACCTCACCATTTAGACACGTTCAATTTCAATTTCACATCAAGGCGCCCATCTTCATCTTGCGCCAATGGATGAAGCATCAAGTGGGGTGCGCTTGGAATGAGATCAGCGGGAGATATGTAGAGTTTGAGGGTGATGTGTGGCAACCCTCAGAATGGCGCGAGAGCTCAGAGAAGGTGAAGCAAGGGTCAGGGGGCGCTATGCCAGACCACGCCGCGTTATCGGTCGAGTTACTTTATCAGAGGGCGAGCGCCGCAAACTTTTGCGTTTATCGTGAGCTGTTGGCTATGGGAGTAGCTAAAGAGCAAGCCCGCGCCGTGTTGCCCTTGTCTCTTATGAGTGAGTGCTTCTGGAGCTGCTCTCTTCACGCGCTCATACACTTCCTACAGCTGAGGCTTGATAACCACGCCCAAGCTGAAATGAGGTACTACGCCGCCGCCGCTCGTGACTGCATTAAGAGTATCGAGGGAATGGATAGGATGCTTAAGATAGCGCTCTCCTAGAAATAGACAAAGCCCCCAATCTCTGAAGTTTCTTGCCGGAATCACGCAGAGAGAGGAGGCTCACAACCCATCGAGCACCAAGAGGTCACGGCGCTCGACAAGGGCACACTACTTGCCCTAGCCTAGCCTGTCAACCCCATCCATCTAAAACAAAAGCCCCTCAGCAAGCTGAGAGGCTTCCAACCCCCAAACGAGCGACTGGCGATTGGACCGGCAAGTGTCGCGCTCGATTAAGGCAAAAACTACATGAGTGTGTGTACTCCCCCTAGCCTAGCCTGTCAACCCCACCCGTCATCTTTACCCGCTCGCCTGTCTCTCCCCACCATCTGAACAGGAGCGCCAAAGATTGAGCTGAGCCGTGACCTCACGGCGCTGTTCCTATCGCATAAATCTTGGGTGATGGTCTGAGGCGTGAGGTTAGAGGTGAGTATCACGCTAAGAGTCTTAGAAGCCCAGCGGTCATAGATAGCCCCTATCATCTCTCTAGTCTGTGACTTGTACCAGTCTGACCACCTGCCACCGCCACCTAGCCCCCCAAGCTCGTCAAGACAAAGCAAGTCAACCTTCTCAAGCATCTCATGGAGGTTGATTGTTTTAGAGCTCCATGATGACCTGATGTCAGCAAAGAGAGCTTCATGTGATATGAACAGCGCTCGCTTGCCTTGGAAGATGGCGTGTTTGGCTAGGATGTGAAGGATCATACTTTTGCCATTACCGGGCTTTCCATACAGCATGACCGCGGGCTTATCGATGGGGTCAGTCTTGCCATGAATCCAATCGAGTATTGCGCCCACCCTCTCCCGTTGTTTGGGAGAATCCCACTCATAAGAGCTCAAGGTGTGCTGATGAGCTAGGAAGGGGAGGCGAGCGTCTTCTAGTCGCTTGAGCCTATCCCTGAGAGGAGTACACAGAGGACAACGGCGGGCAATAGGTGCGCTCGGTGGTGGGGGCTTCTCATACACAATCCCCTCTTGACACTCTCCACAGTATGGGAGGGGGGTGGTGGTCAGATACCCTGACGAGCTCACCCATTCAGAAGCTGGGAAGTTTTCAGCGTCAATGCTGTGGTAGTCAATCACCATCCATCTCCATTCGTTTTTCTACCTCTATAGCTTGGATTCATCCAGGCTAGATCAGCCTTGAGTATCTCCTCTTGACGCTCAGGAGTCACCACAATTGTGGTCGGCTTTGGAGGTGGGACGGGTTGAGTCTTGACAGCAGGGAGCTCCCCTGAAGCTTGGATTGTCACCCAATCAATAGCTGACCTTGGTGAGATTCGCTCTGAGATCATCAAGGTGTACAGCTCACCATTAGCAGCAAAGAGAGCCCGCCTGATGTCATAGGCGTTATTGTGGTCAATAGATGCCTGAACTTGTCTTCTGTATTCAGTCTCGTCTTTTATATGAGATAAATAAAACAATTTACCGTCTTGGAACTCCACCGGCTCAGGAGGCTCATGACGGCTCATGATGTCATCCCAATTCTCAGCCCGGTCTTCCTCCTCGCGCTCGCGCGCTGGGTCTAGCCCTGCCTCATCGTCCTCAGAGCTGCTGTTTTTGTTTTCTATAGTTTTTATAGGTTGAATATAGTTTATATTGTGTGACACTTTCGCCACTGTCATGGTGACACTTTCGCCACTGTTACTGTGACACTTTGGGTCAGCCATGGTGACACTTTCGCCACTGTTACCTTTTATGTCACTGTCCTCAATGGTGACACTTTCGCCACTGTTACTGTGACACTTTAGGTATCCCATGGTGACACTTTCGCCACTGTTACCCATTATGTCACTGTCCATTACTGTGACACTTTCGCCACTGTTACCCAATATGTCACTGTGACCCACAGTGTCACAATTGACACTATAGGTGGAGAGGATGGCTTGAGCCTTGAGGGTGTTGAGCGCCGTGTCTGACCTGTGGTTGAGCTGAGGTTTGTCAGTCCTCCTGTCACTTATCCTCATGATCCACCCTGAAGCCTTGAGCTTGCTCAGGTGTCTCTTGACCTGTCGGTCGCTTTGGGCGCTTATCTTGCTGATGCCCAGGGCGCTGACTCTTCCTGTCCACGTCTCCCAGTCGAGCTTAAGACACATCATGATGAGAGTGTACTTCTGAGCCGTGGTTAAATCAGGGTCTAGCCCTATCGCTTTCCTTACGTCGATCTCTTTCATCAGAGCTCCATTGTGTTGGTTGGGCGTTCATCTTTGCCATAAGTGTCACCGTGGGTCAACCCTGCATTTACACATAGGGTATAAATAGTCTACCCTCAGTTTATGCTTTTTATACACTGAGTGTACATTTATTGTTGACAGAGTGTAAAAAAGCTAGTAGGTGTTGACCATCCACAACAGATAAGGAGTCAAGATGACTTTCAAGGATAAATTAAAGAATGACCTCAAGGTCGAGCGCTACTCACTGAGCGCGTTTGCTAGTGAGGCTCAAGTCTCAGTCACCTACCTTTACCGCATACTCGCTTGTGAAGTTATCCCAAGTATTCACATTGCTTCCTCTTTGGCTGTAGCTGCCTCACGTTGCACTGGGAAGACTTACACGCCTGACATGTTCACCACAGTCGCTCGCCATGACCGCTTAGCTAGGGCTGAGGCTGAGCTTGATGAGCTGAGGAGCAAGTGATGAACTACATTGATCCGGCTGTAATTATGGCGCTCATGCTGATCGTGGGCTTACTCTATACTATTTATGATGGTGTAAAGTCAGCCGCTAAACCCGCGCCTAAACCGTATGAGCCCGCGCCCTTCTGTGACCGTCATCTACAACCTGATGAGATCGCTTACCTTCTAAAGCACCTCTCTATATATGACGCCGTGAACCCCATTAACCCTGACGATTATCACAACGGGCTCAAGTATGAGCTTGAGGGTCACGTCAGCAAAGACCTAGGGCGCCCATTTAAGATCACTCAGCGCTCTTGGTTTAACATCGCTCGCGCTTGGTACATCACGCGAGGTCAACCCCAAAGCGAGCGCGTGGAGCGCCTTGATATTCGCCTTAAACTAAACATCTAACCCAACCCAACCAACACACCAACCAACCAAGGAAACATCATGGGTATTTACACACCAACTACACTCGACCAAGCCAAAGAGATTGCAACCCTCATCAGTGACCGTCCTCAAGACTGTCTCAGGTTACACGCCGCCTTTGGCGCTCACTTCAGCGGTGATATGGCTATCACACAGAATAACGCCTATATGCTTAAGGGTAAGCCCAGCTTAAACGCTGACGCTATGGCGGGCGTGGTGAGGAGGTCTGGCTTATGTCGTTACATGGTCATAAGCTCATGGGACCATGACCACTGCACCTATACTTGCGCTCGAAATGATGAGCCTGAGAGCGTTGTTCATACGTTCACTTACACCATCCAAATGGCTCAAGCTCAGGGGCTCACCCGCAATCGCAACTGGCAGCAAATGCCAATGCAGATGTTAAGAGCGCGAGCGCTCACCCTTATGCTACGCGCCACCTATCCTGACGCGGTAAGTGGTATCTACTCACCTGATGAGCTTGCAGACAACATGAGCATATCTGACGATGAGCGGGCTATGATAAGCGCTGACTCTTTAGGCGAGGAGCTCCACAAGGTCTCGACTCAACCCAAGCCTGTTCCACCATCACAGCATAAGGCGGTTGACAGCGCCCCACCCGCTGACCCTCACATCCCTCCCGCTCTCGTTGACATCCCAGCGAGTGAGCGCCCCTCTCCTCAACACGTTGTCACCCGATTGATTGACGTGGCTACAATGGGGCGCTTTGATGAAGACTTTGGCGAGCTAGTTGAGAGTGAGTGGCACCCTGAGAAGATGGCGCTAATTAAGAGCAAAGGGAACGCCGTGGAGAGCTGGCTTGATGTCGAGTCCTTCACGGTTGCCCTGTGGCATATCGCCCAAGAGGAGGCAAGCGCTGATGAGCTTGATGAGCTCCACAAGGTCATCTTAAGCCTTGGCTACTCTGAGGCTAAGCTGGTCGTCTAACAGCCCCCTGACGTGGTGGGGCATACGTTATCACCCTGATAAAGCTTTGAATACTAACGAGACACCCGAGCAACGCGAAGAGCGCTTAAAGAAAAAGCGTGAATATATGCGCAAGTACTATCAGAAGAAAAAAGCAAGCGAAACACCTGAGCAACGCGAAGAGCGCTTAAAGAAAGTGCGTGAATATATGCGCAAGCGCTACCCCAAGCCCTATCATAAGCAAAGAGCAAGCGAAACACCTGAGCAACGCGAAGAGCGCTTAAAGAAAGCGCGTGAACGTATGCGCAAGCTCTATCATAAGCAAAGAGCAAGCGAAACGCCTGAGCAACGCGAAGAGCGCTTAAAGAAAAAGCGTGAAAATCAGCGCAAGCGGAGAGCAAACGAAACACCTGAGCAACGCGAAGAGCGCTTAAAGAAAGCGCGTGAATATATGCGCAAGCGAAGAGGTAAGAATATATCTTAGCTTGTCATCACTCCATACAGGATGAGGAGGATGATTGACAGCGCCCATAAGTTATCCCCCATCACCTCAGCTATCCAATCAGAGAAGAAGCCAAAGAGGAAAATGAGGATGAGGACGATTGCGGCGTTCATTGGATAGTGCATTGACCGGAGGAGCAAGCGGGCTCAAGGGTGGCGTCATAATAATCACCCTCGATACCTAGCAGGTTGACCCCTGACCAATCAAGAGACATGAGGCGGTTCCAAGTCTCCTCTGCCTCACTCCCCTCCTCTACTGTTTGGTAAGGGGCGTTATCATAAGCGCTATCACCAAACCAACCCAAGAGCGCAACCCCCCTGAGCTCCTCGCGAGCGTCCCACAAGAAGTCAGCGACCGCGCCCCACTCTTCATCCTTAACGGTGCAGGTGTTAGATACATTATGGGTCAACCCCTCAACCCTCGATGGAGCTGAACCCGGTTTAACCCAGTGTTGATATACCAAGCGCACCCGCTCAAGGTGGTCAAGGGCTGTATCCTCCTCTCTAGTGAGCGCCCCTTCAGGAGCTCCACAAGCGAAAGCCACCACGCCCGTGTGTTTGTCAAGCTCAAGACAAGCCTTTGGGACCTTAGCCCACAGCTCATCCCATACAGGATTGACGCGGGCGATCCTCATTCGTCTTATGTATCTTCGAGCGTGGAAGGGGTGGACGCCCGCGCTAGTACCCGCCACCGTGGAGGTGTTCCCGCTGGGCTTTACTGTAGTGACCCTTGAGGCGGGCTTAATCCCGATAGCTTTGGCTGTCGCTTTGTTTTGCTCGATACATACCCGCGCCCCCTCCTCAAGTAGCTCAGGATTAAACAGCAGGTCAGGAGTTGAACACATACCCGTGATAGATACCCCAAGCAGTGACTCTTGTTTCATGATCACCCTTGTATTGAGTAGAAGATAGCCCTGATGGGTGTAGCCCGCCTGTAGCGTCCCAATGTGAGCCGCCGCCCTGCAAGCCTCAAGGAAGTCTTCACGGCTCTTAACTTTCGCGCCGTTGATCTCTGTGAGGTTGCAAACAGCCCAGCCGCTCATGAAGTCCCAGCCCCGCGCCTCATACTTCTCACGATTAGCTAACATCTCAAGCGTGATCTCTGTGACGTGATCACCTTTGCTATCGGTGACTACATAAGGAAAGAGCCCAATCTCAGCGCATGGATTAGTCCCATGCATTGGGTCAGCCTGCCACAAGACGCCCGGCTCCCCCCATTGTCGAGCCATATTGACAACCTCATCAACCGTGGAGCGGTCAGCGCCCACAATACTCAAGCCCGCTGATATGTTTGCATAAGCCCTCTGAGGGTGGTCCTTCCACCAGTCCCCCGTCTTGGCTTGCATCATGAGCGCGTCATCTTCATCAAATATAGCAATGGAGGCGCTACGCCTCACACCACCTGAGAGGACGGCTTCTGACAAGAGCATCATGATGTCAAAGGCGTCAATTGACCTGAGCCTCATTGAGCCTGACTTGATGAGATTCACAAAGAGCTCATCAATCTTATCGAGCGCGGTCTCTAGTGGAGCGGGACCGGGAGCGTGACCGCCTGAGCTGATGGGTGCGCCCTTCTGTCTGACAAGCGAGAAGTCAAACTTATAATCATAATACTCCTCATAGTACCCGCGGTGAAGATAGCTATCTATCAAGAGCTGTACAGCGTGAGCCCAGCCCTCAATGGAGTCAGTCACCATATGGACGCGGCGCTCTTTCCTCACATACTCGCTCAGGGTCAGGAGGCGTGGAAGGCGGTTGATGTCATCAGCCCTGACACTAAAGCCAGTCCCGCAGCCTGAGAGGAGAAGCCAAAAAGCCTCACTGAAGAAGCGCGGGCGGTCACATGGGGAATACGTGCAATTATATATCCTCATGTTATTGCGCTCGATGGGACGCCCTCCAAACTGAGTCGAGCGCTGAGAGGGAAAGACCCTCTGATCACGAACTAAATTAAAGGCGCTCATAGTTTCCCCCACTACTTGGGGGTATCTCTTAAGGTGCATAGCCTCAACCCTGCAAGCCGCCTGATACCAAGTTTCGCGCCCACCTCCTCCAACCAGGGGACGTGCATATTGGGCGGCAAACGCGACCGCGCCTAAAAGATCATTCTGCATTATGTACCTCCGGGGGAGCTCCCCCGCTCTTGGGCTATCTACCTATGAGATAAACAACCGTGACACCAGTTGAGAGGATCAAGCCCACTGTGGCACCCCTCCACCACCATAGATCATGACGAGCCAAGTCTCGTTGCTTATAAGCTTCCTTTAGCTCGCCCTTCAATATCTCTTGCTCTGCTAGATAGCTCTTGTGAACTTCCTTGTGACTCTCCTGAAGCGTTGTGAGGTTTTCAATGAATCGCGCTCGCTGTCTGCTCAAGCGCCCCTCCCAATACTGACGTGACTTGATTTGGTCGGCTTGTACAAGCGCGAACTCTTCAAGGCTTAAGCAAAACTCATCAGAGGGCATGAGATGGCGAGCGTTAACCGTCTCCCCTGTCGTCAAGACAAGAGGCTCAGTTATTGGGGTTAGGATCGTCAGAAGGCTCAGGAGGATAGGTGTCATGATGTACCTCACAAATGCGACACTTCAGCGCCTTGTACCTCGCGAGGCTCTCCCTGCAAAGTTGACGCTCAGCAAGACGCTCATCTTCACACTCATTAGGGTCAGGTGTCAAGAGCTTGCGCTCGCACCCGTGGAGCTC